GCGAGGCGGCTTCGTCGATTGCGTGGGCAATCTCCATAAGGCCGTTGACCGATCTTGCTTCCAGCGGAATTTCGGTGATGCAGCCGACGGACGGTCCGGCGGTGGGTGCCACATCCACGACACTAAACAGTGGCGTGATACGTGCAATCATGGTGTTGTGCATGATGACCACCGAGCCGACGACATTGGAGTATGCCTCGCAGTCCTCGCCGGTGGCTTGCTCGATTTGCTGGGCGATTGCCTTTGCCCACGTCCTTGCCTGTGATTTCGATTTGCATTTTGTCCTCCATCTCTTGGTTTGGCTGATGCTCCTATTATACATACACTTGACACAGCACGTCAAGTCGGCGTGTCGTGAGAACCGTTCTCATTGGGCATTCATTAACTCAGTCCATCTATTAACTGGGTTCATCCGTTAACCAATGACATACATTAAGTGTGTTCATCTGTTAACCGGGTTCACGACTCCTAGCCTCGGCAGGTGTTGGTATTGAGAACCATTCTCACGACACGCCGACTTGACGCATAACGTCACGTCCGGTATATTGGAAGCATCAACCAACCAAGAGAACGGAGGATACAATGCATAAGACACTGAGCGGCAAGGGATATGTCAGGAATGGCGAGGGGGTGTTCGTCACCTCGGCGGGGGAGGTCTACGCCTACCGCGACGGGGAACTCACGCCACTGACCGTCACCGAAGACCCAAGGGGATATGCGGCCCTTGAAGGCAGCTGGGCGGGTCTCGCCTGAGCGCCGGTGGGGCGGCACCCTCAACAAAGGGGGTGTCGCTCCACTGCCGGCACGCCGGGGCGGCGCTCGATGGCGAGGGCCGTCGCACCGACCGCGACACGCCGACTTGACGCCTAACAACAAGTACGGTATATTAAAAGCATAAACCAAAACCACAAGGAGTGATTAAAATGAGTGAATACATCGGAACGTTCGAACTCCAGCCGACATACGACGGGCGCAAGTCCTTCTACGGCAAGGCCGTCGTAGAACGGTGGGACACCGCAAAAGGCATGATTTACGTGCTCAGGTCATACGGCACCACGGTAGCGACGGTCACGCCGACAAGCGCATGGGGCGTGGTGCCCGAGACCTATGAGGTCAAGGTGGCCATGGGACTTCTGAGCGCCACGACACTGCGCCACGTCAAGGAATTCCTTGCGCAGACGGACGACGTTTTCCGCGGAATCACCCTACCTTGGCTGCGCAAGGCCGTCAAGGACGGACGGCAGATTGACGGGGCCGTGCGTGAGCCGGTATGCCGCAAGACGTTCACCATGGCCGAGCTGTGACACTACCCGGCGTGATGGCGAAATGCGACACGCCGGGATTGACAACAGAATACCAAAATGATATATTAAAACCATAGAAAACAGGAGGAGGCAGCAATGCAACGGCAAGCATTCATCAACGAAATGGAAGCACGGGGATACGAAACCACCACACTTCCAAACGGCAACGTGAAAGCGAAAAGAGATGACATCACCCTACGGCTCGTGCCACTCGCGAACTACGGCGTCCACATCAGCACACCAACCGTGAACGCGATAATCGCAAAGGACGCCACGGACGCCGAAACGCCACTCATAATCGACATCCTGACCGTCCAGCCCTGACAGCATACATGCGGGTGCAAGTCCCGCAAGGGCACGAAAAAAAGCCATCTATGATAAGGAAGTGGTAACAATGGCTGAACGAATTGCAATCCTCGGCGGCGAACCGTATAGTAAATGGGTTGAACGAGACGACACGCCGCAGCTGCTTTTTAGGACATACTGCCGCAAGTGGCCGGAAGGCACCGCAGAATGCGTCGCAATCGGCGACGAATTCTACATCCGCACGCCCGATGGCGAAATGCGCCGAGTCTACGACGACACGGATTTTGAAGACGAAACAGCATGGTGCGCGCAATGCGGCACGCCACTAGACCCAAGTAGCGCCTACTATGAGTGCGACGCCTACGGGTGCGACGCAATCCTCTGCGAGGAATGCGAGGGTAGCTCGGACGGTGATTGCTATTGCCCACGGCACCGCGGCAACGGTATGCTACTAGCCTCCAAGGAGGCCGAATACGTCTACCCGTACGCCTTCGGCAATGGTGACCAGTTCACTTACGGGGTGGAGGTTGAGATCGAGTCGGAACTTGACACCGACTTTGCAGAAGACATTGCAAGCTCGGACCTTATCGCCGGCTGGGATTGCGACCAGTCATTGGACACTGGCGGCGTCGAACTGCAAACCAACATCCTCGACATGACCAAACTCCACGCCCTACGGAAGCTTATCGAACGCATACCCGACTATGGCGACAACGCGGGAGGACACATCCACGTAGCGCGCACCCCCAACCAGTGCGCAAGCCGCTGGTATTGGGCATTGCGCGGACTGGACGAAACGCAGTGCACGCGACTCAACATGCGCCACATGTCCGACGACTACTGGTGCAGCCTCGACCATGGCGAGTATCGCGGCAAGCATACCGCAATCAACAACGAACACAGCGACACCATCGAGCTGCGCACGTTTGACTGCTGGTATGCGGGCAGCGCCGATAGGCTCGAACCGGCGGTCAAGTGGGTGCGCGCCATGTGGCGGTTTTTCGAAAAGCACCCCCGTGGCACCATTGAGGCGGAGACAATCGAACAGTACGCCTCATGCATGGCCGACAACGTGACCGATACGCCCGCCCGCACTCTCAACGAAAGGCTTGACGCGGCACGCCATGCAGCAGCCGCACGTAAAGCCGAAGAGGAGCGGGAGCGTAAAGAACAGGCTAAGGCAATCCGCCGCAACGTGGAAGCCAATGTCAGGGCTTCACGTCGCGCACGCGCAAGCCACGGTGACACGCGCCGCGCATATCAGGCATGGTGTGATAATCAGAATCGCCGATCAATCCGCAGCAAGGATATAAAGGAACGCCTCTACGGCACCGTACACCCCTACGCATTCCCCTCACGCAACATGCGACCATTGCACATCTACTTGCGGTGCGCAACTAAGATGGTTGTCGGCAAGGGCGAGTCGTTCCGTAGCCTCAGCTACTTCCGCGTCTACAATGCTGCCAGCGGCGAAACGATATGGGATGGAGACGACTATTACCTCAGTCACAGCGTTGACGCTCAGTGGGTGCTCGAAAACATCTTGCGCACCCGCAAGGCGCGCGCCTCCCACGGCAAGCCAACCGTGGAATCGCTGGAACGCACCGCATTGCGCCTGTACAAGCGCGCCGGACGCCCCGAACTGTGCGCGCGCTACGCGCAGATTTGCGAGAAAATCTCCAACGCCTGAAACCAATTGTCGGGGGCGGGAACATCCCGCCCCCACCATTAGAAAAGAGGAAAAACCAATGTGTGTGATCGTTACTGCAGTGCCCGGCGCAATGCCGGAACCGTATGACATTCTCGCCATGAGTGAGGCGAACCCGGACGGTGGCGGGGTCAGTTGGTGGGACGGTGAGCGCCTGAGGGTATTCAAGAACGTTGACCCGCTGAAAGTGGTGGGGTTCATCTACAGCCATTGGGAGCAGCTCAAACACGCACCATGCCTGATTCACTTCCGTCTCGCCACACATGGGGCGGTCGAGCCGCGCAACTGTCACCCGTTCCGCACTGACAGGGGGTATATCGCGCATAATGGAATCGCATATGAGTACGAAAACGGCCCACACGCTTCAGATTCCCGCAACATGATCGATGCGTGGGTCAACAGCGGATATGACAGTAGCGTGTTCGACGGTCAGGGTCTAGTGGCGCTTATTACCCCCCATGGCTGCCTCAAATGGCTGGAGGGCACGCCGGTTGAATACTCGCGCGGTGTATGGGTTTCCAATATGTTTTGGAACGTCTGATTTTTCTGGCGTGTCGCAAGGCACGCCCTGATATAATAATAAACGAAACCAAAGAAATGAGGTAAACAATGAGTCAGTCAGAATATTTTCGCAACAAGGCTGCGACATACCTGGGCTGCCTATCTAATAGTGCGCTCAACGCCGGAGCCGACGTGGCGGGCACCATAGTCGCATTCGAAATCGCGACGCCATACGCGCCACAAGACTATATGAATGCGCTCTCCGCATGGTTGCAAGGACGCTACGACGTATGGCAGAGCCGCATAGACGCCTATGAGGCGAACCCAACCGACGAAAACCTTGCGGTCATAGTCAGACTGGCACTCAGCGAACACACCCCCCACACCCAACAGGACTACGACGACATCGTGGAACGCGCATACCGGCTCGCGGTAGACGAAACGCTTATTCAAAACGAACTCGAAAAAAGGAGGAACAATGACAAATGAAAAACGCCACGACGACGTGCTCAGCCGAATCGCAGCCGTACAACAGTCGGTAGAAGCGGTGAAACGCACCACCGAAGGATACGGCTACAAGTACGCCACACTGAATGACATTTGGCAGCTCGTCAAGGCAAGCATGGTGGAAAACGGTTTGGGCTGGACCGCGGTAAGCGCAAGCGAAATCATTGGCGCGGACACGGACATGCCAACCGTCTACAATACGCTCACCGTCGCAGTCTACGAGAGTGCGCACGAGGGTGAAAACCTCATGGACATGGTGAAGCACGGTGAGGCGGTCAGCAGCAGCTACACGTATCCGGCAGCAGCCGCACAACAGGTGGGCAGTTTCGAAACCTACTATCGACGCTACGGCCTCATCCATCTGCTTGGTCTCACCACCGTAATGGATGATGACGGAAAAGCCACCACCCCCCTCCCACACCCGTCCCTCACTGAAGAATTCAACTGAAAGGAAAAACAATGGCAAACGACATGCTCGAAATCGAAGCGGTAGGCGAAATCCGATTCGTCCACCTCATGAACAAATACCAGTCCGACTCGGCGAAACAGTTCGGAATCGACCCGAGCTACCAGCTGCAACTCGCATTCCCCAAGAACGGCGACGTGCATAAGGAACTCGTAGCATCCGCGAAACAGTTGGGCGTGCGCGCCAACGGAGACAACCTCCGCTATAAGGATGGCGATTTAATCACCCTCAAGGATGGAACCCAGCCGCAGCGCGGCAAGTGGCTCATCAACCTCTCATCCAAGTGGAAGCCCAGCATCGTAGACCAGAATGCCAACGACATGGAACTGACCGAAGAGCCGGGCGACGGCACGCTCGCCAACGTCGCATTCAAAATCGGCAGCACGAAGGAAGGACGCCTCACCTACTTCCTGACCGGCGTGCAACTGTTGCGAGTCGAAAAGAACAACACCCCCGCCCCACACAAGTTCGGCGCATACACCCAGCTGACCATCGAAGACGAAGGTGCCGGCGAACCGGAACCGGAGTTCTAGCCAGCCATGAACGCGCCAATCCACTACAGTGACGACACGCTGATTGACGCGCTCACAACATGCATGAACATCAGCCAAGCCGCGAAAGCACTCGGAGTGTCACGCGGCTGGCTGTTCCCACATGCGAAACGGTTGGAGCGTGAAGGCAGAATCCTGCCAAAATCAATCATGCCCGCATATTTCAAACCGAAGGAAGAACAATGACGAAATTCCTAGACACCCCCCCCACCAATGTTCAAAAAAGCACCGCGTTCAACACGGCACTCAAAAACAATCTCGGCAAATGGGCGGAATACCACTCCTACAAGAAACGCAACGTGGCGAACGCCACCGCCTACCATGTTCGCAAGCACCTCGTCGCATGGACGGAACCGCAGGTCGAATACGCCGCGGTGACACGCAGCAAGCCGGACGGCACCTACGCCGTATGGGTCAGCGCCGTACGCATCAAGGAGGATACCAATGCCGAAACTGAATAACCAAAGACAGGAACCCTTGGAATCCACCATCCAAAACCGTCTCATCAAAATCTTGGAACAGCAAGGATGGTACGTGCAGAAAACCGAAGGACGCTCACGCAACGGATTCCCAGACGTGACCGCCGTAGACCCCCTCGGCAACGTGTGGTTCGTCGAACTGAAACGCACGGTCAGCAAGCCAAGCCCAGACCAGTGCCGCGAACTCAAAATGCTCGCCGAGCATAACGCGAACGTCATGCTCCTCTACGGCAAGAAAGCCGTAGACACCATGCTGTTGTATAAAAACTGGGTAGACCTCACGAACGTCTACCACGACATCCTCATCGTCGATTCTGAAGGGAGAATGAGATGGACGAAGGAAATCTGACATACCGAATCTTCGAAGACCGTGAAACATGGCTCGAAGCCCGCAAGGAGACCATAGGCGCGTCCAGTCTCGCGCATTTCATCGCCACCGGACAATTACCATCCCCACCGCCAGATATTCCGGCAGTGCAGTCGGCATTGCAGTTCGGCAGCATTTGGGAACCCATGCTCGTCCAACTGTATGCGCGGCACCTCCGACTGGCCGTAGTCGGCAAGAACACTCCCGTTAACGAGTTGGAAAACGGACAGCTCGCATGGTATGACAACAGCTTCTACACTGACGGACGCCTGCACGTCTCACTGGACGCAGCATGCCGCGACCATGACGGGATTGTACACACCGTCGAAGTGAAAACCGGAAGCAAACCATCCTACGCGTTCCTCAACGCGGAACAGCGTCGCCAGTATTCCGCCCAAGCGCAGATAGAAGCCCGCATGATGGGTACGGAGCATGCGGAAATCATCTACGCGCAACGCCCCCCGTCATGGGAGACGATGAACGCCGAATACATCACCGAACGAATCAAGGAAACACTCGACATCGTAATCATTCCAGACGTGATGGACGCGAGCGAACTCGAACGGTATGCGACCGAATACGAGCAGGCGGCACAGCCGACGGACAATGACGGACAACAATTGTTGGCCGAACTGCTGGACGCGAAAGACCAGTACGAGACGTTGAAAGAGCGGCTCTCCGCATGGCTGGAAGAACACCCCGGCGAGCGCGTCGCATGCTCCGGACATGTCGCAAGACTGGCGGAGACCACGCGCACAACCACCGACTACAAGGCGTATTTCAGCAAGCATCCGGCAGACCTGACCCCATTCCAGAAAACCTCGACGACCACCCGGCTCAGCGTAGTGAAGGAGAAGAAAAATGCATGAGTTCATGGTGAACTGCCTGTACATGCTCGTCATCATCCTGTCCGTGCTTGGAATCACAGGAGCCATCCTCATCCTTATCGGCGCTGTCAAAGGCATCATCGACCTCATCAACCATTCCGACGATGAAGAGTGACGTATCAGAATGGCTTGACAGCGACGCTTGGGCTGACGTTGAGAAAATGCGCCAGCCCAAGCCAATGCCCCCAGCCAGAAAGAAGAAGACAGTCACCCACTACGCCGACATGACGCCAGAGAAAGCGGCGCACAAGCGGAAGCTCAAGAAAAAGTGGGTGAACGAAAACCATGAGAAAATGCTCGACTATTGGGTGCGATACCGGAAACAGCATCGTGAGGAAACCCAAGCCGCCTGCCGCAAATGGCAGAAGAAATTCCGTGAGGAGCATGGCGTTAGCTATCAGACTTGGCGCAACTGGCGTAAAACGCCGGAAGGACGCGAGCGCATAGCCGCATGGGAAGCCGAGCATGGAAAGGAGCAGCAGTGAGGGCTTTCATCTTCGACGAGGCCGGAACCGGCAAGACGAAGCGCAGCATGGATTTGCTGGATGACGCGGAACACATTCTCGTCATCTGTCCGGCAAGCGTCGTGAAAACCGCATGGTTGCCGCAAATCAGCCAATGGTCGCACGGCAAGGCCATGACCATCGACGAGTACCGCAAGCATGGTTGGCCGGAAGACTACCGCTATCTCGTAGTGTCCTACAACATGGCCTCCAAGCTGGGCGAAGTGCCAGACGGTTTCAGTCTCATTGTGGATGAAAGCCACATGGTAAAGAATCCTAGGAGCGGACGTTCTAAAGTCGTGAAAGGTATCAGCGACCTTGCCGAGAACGTGCTGATGCTGACAGGCACGCCCGCTCCGAAGGATTTGGAAGACCTGTACGGGCAGACCGTTGTCATGTATCCGCACGCCAAGGACAGGATAGCCCTATTAGGCGATTCGTGGCGCACTCTAGGAGCTTTCAGAGTACGGTACGGTAAACCATACACGATGAACATACAAGGGCGTCTCGTGGTCAAATACACGTACTCCAAGCCAATGGTCGAGGAAGCATGCCGACAACTCCAAAAGCTCGTGCTGGACATCAGACGCGGCGGCAACCCGCTGCCACAAATCGAATGGCTCCCATCACCGAAAACCGAACAGGAGGATATGGCGCTCGAACAGTGGACGAACACCCACCAGCTCGCCGAAGACGTGTACGCGGCAAGCGCGAGCGCCGCAGCCGTCAAACTCGCCCAACTCGACGACGGCTTCGCTTACAAGACCGAAGACCGCAGCGAAGCCTACTGGTTCGGCGTGTCCAAAATCAAAACGGTATACGATGAAGCCAAGAGACGCGAAGACCAGACACCACTACTCGTATGGACGCGGTTCAAAGCGGTAAGAGACGAAATCTACCGCACTTGGACGCCATGCACCGATGCGAAGACATTCCTCGCCATGACCGCACAAGAACGCGCAGGATACCGGCTCATAGTCGCCAACCCGCAGTCCATGGGCACCGGCGTGGACGGCCTACAGCATCTCATGAAAGACCAGATATGGCTCGACCTCCCATGGACATACGCCGACTGGGAGCAGGCCAACCGAAGACTGGTGCGACGCGGAAGCCCCTATCAGGGACAACAACGCATCATCGTGCCGGACACGCCATGGAACCGCAAGGTCATGGACGTGATAGAAGGAAGGAAAACCCTAGATGACATCATCAAGGAAAAACAACTGGGATGAAGTGATGGAATGCGTCAACAAGGCGATTCCCGCCGACTATCACGGGCCGAAAACCCTGAGCGACATCCTCCTCGACCAGCCTATCGAGAAACCCGCAAACACTCCGGCAAGCATCTACACGCGCATCGCCAACAACTTCGACCATGTGAAGAACATGCTCAGCGGGGAGAAAGCCGAAGAATACGGCAATCCGCGCATCATGTTCAAGAACATTTCCAAACGATGGTTCGGCTGCGACGATGCGGAAGTGGATGTCGCCATCATGATGGCCGAACTGAAAATCGAACGCATCAAATTCGACCAGACCAAGGAGGATTCGTACATGGACGCCATCGCCTACCTTGCAATGGCGCTCGCATTCATGCAGGAAAGGAAGAACAATGACTAGCGACAACCGCAATGTGACGCGACTGACAGTAGGTCGCGAGGAGTGGCGGAAGATGGAATCCGGGGAAACAAGCTTCATTCTCCGTGAAGACGAATCGCCATACGAGACTGTGGCCTTCGTATTCTCCGACGCCACCACCGGAATTCACCTCGGCAACGCCATCATCATCTCGGAAACCCCGTTCGGCGACTATGAGGCCAGCCCTTGGACATGGAACATGTTCGCCAAGCTAACCGACATGACAGTGCAGGAACTCAAAGAACGGTTCCCCGGAGAAGCGGGGATGGAAAACCCATCCGCATGCGCAATGTACCTGTACGAAATCAAACCGATAAGCGACAAGGAACTGTTGCAGCGTCTCTGCGACAAGTAAGGAGAAAGAAAATGCTGAATGATATCACCATCGAACAGTGCGTAGACCACCAAGGCCTCATCTTGCCATACACGGAAAAACAGTTAAACCCCAACTCGTATGATGTGACATTGCAGGACACTATCATCATCTTCACATCGGACGTGGAAGACCGTTATTGTTATGCGGATGGTGGCGACCACACGCTGCATGGCGTCCGCACCGAGCCAGTCAAAGTCGACGGACATTACATGCTCCAACCCGGACAGTTCGTCCTAGGCGCGACCGTCGAGAAAATCAGCCTCCCGGACAATATGATGGCCCGATTCGACGGGAAAAGCAGTCTCGGACGACTCGGACTCTGCACGCATGTGACCGCAGGATTCATCGACGCCGGATTCATCGGCACCATCACCGTCGAACTGAAAAACGAGAACAGTTTCCCCATCATGCTGAAACCCGGCATGCGAGTCGGCCAAGTATCATTCGAATATCTGAACGCTGCGGCGGCGAAACCGTACGGCATGGTCGGTCACTATCAGAACCAGCATGCGCCACAGCCAGCGGTGGAGGTGTGATATGGGTGACAGACTACCGCGCCAATGCCTGAACTGCGGATGCTACATGACGTTGAAGGATTGGTCCCCGGAAATGCTGTGCGAAGACTGCAAGCAGGACATTGATTCGGCCTTGACGGACGAGAACGGACAGGAAGGATCGGAGTATCCAGATGAGTGTTATTAGAGCACTGGCACACCTCGACCCGACTCTATGTCGGCATTGCCTAAAGAAACTCACCATGAAAGAAATGTACCTGTTCGACGGGTACTGTACGAAATGTTGGAGGTTGCGCGGTGGCCGTTGAACAAGACTGGCGTGACGGCATGAAATACTATCTCAGCCCCGAACAGACGAGCGCCGTGAAAATGCGGAGCATCGCACGATACGGCAAGGACACGCAGACCACCGTCTGCATGGAGGAGTGCGCCGAACTCATACAGGCAATCAGCAAGCTCAAACGATACAATCCCGAAGACCCCACCAACAAGGTGGGTCGCAGCGAGCTTATCGAAAACCTGTACGAGGAAATGGCCGACGTGCTGATATGCTTCGACCTGCTGGTTGAAATCTACGGATTGAAGCCGAGCGACCTGCGCCGCATGATGGACCATAAGGTGTGGCGTATAAAGCGGAAGCTGGAAGCGCAGGGCGAGAAGTTCTAATGGAAACCCTGAAACTCATCATCTACACCATCATCCTGCTAGGATTCGTCGCAACCATCATGCTCGTATCCGACGCATGGGATACGCGCATGTTCATCCTATACGTGGCGACGGCAATCCTGACGGACATGCTGTGCATCATGTTTGGATGACTAAAAGAGAAACCCCCCGCATGAACCTTGCGGGGGGTCAGGGAGAAACCAAAGGAGGGCTGTTGGTAAAAACTTCCAACAGCCCTCATTGTATCAGGCTAACGGCACATTGTCAAATACCATTCGCTGCCGGACTCGGTGCCGATGGCAACATACCTCGGCTCGCCCGAAGAAACACCCATATAACGTCCCCACAGGAAACCGTCAGCATAAGTGCCCCAACCATCCAGCACGACCTTCTGGCCGCGCACATAATCGGCCACAACATTGCCTTTCACGGACGGTTCGGTACGCACGTTCAGCGAATCCACCGACACCTCATACGTGGTCGCAATCACAGTCGGAGACGTGGAAACCACCGGCACCGGAGCCGGATTCACCGGAGTGCTCGCACCCACGCCAGCATACTTGTCCCAAGCCGCCTTATCGCCAGCGAAATAGTTCAAATCAAGCGAACCCGCATAACCTCCGATATGACCGTTCGACGTATACTGACGCATCGGATACGCCACATACGACCAAATCGAATCGGCATCCTGCCAGCCGACCGCATCCATGGACGCATAGCACGCCTCCCAAATGCCGCAATCATGCTTGCCGCAGATATCCTTGATGAACGGAAGTTCGGAACGCTGCGCATACACGAGCGGCTTCACACCAGTCAGACGAATATACTGGTACAGAAACTCGTCCAAGTAGGCGCGATTGCCCCACGCGGCGTTATCGTCACTCTCCCAGTCGACACACGGCACGAACTTGCCAAAATAGCCCTTAGTGTGTTCGGCGAAGAAATACGCCTCCTCGGAAGCGTTCACGCCACGAATGTAATGCATGTAGCCGACCGCAAGACCACGGGCCGCAGCAGCCTGAATCTTCGCATCGGCACCAACCCACACGGAATCGACCAGACCATTATCAGTCGTTAATTCGCCAGCACCCCAAGTGCACTGGACCACGACGCCATCCGTGTCAATCTTGGAAACGTCGCAATCGGCCTTCCAATTGCTGATATCCACAAACCTCATTATTCAGAAACCTCCTTAATATGCTTGCCGGTAACCTTCGCCTTTTCCGACATGGCGAGAGACGCCGGACTGATTGAATCCGTCTTGCCGCTCGACGCGACGCATGTCAACACGCTTGCGATGGCGGCAACCAAGGCGATGCCGCCGACATTCATCCAATCCACGTCGAACAGGCCGACGCCACCGACCACGCCAGCCGACAATGCCGCCTGACATGCGGTGCGGATTGCACGCTCAAGCGTGTCAACCCAAAAATCCTTAGAGAACAATATTCTGCTCCTTACTGTTGTCGTCTTTCAACGGTTCTATTGTACCTCGAAGCTCGTCAGGAAGCCGTGGCTTCGGATACCGTTCCAAAAACTCCGGGTCGAGAACATGGCAGAGTTCGCTCAGCCAATGCCCAATGCTCCGAATGTACGAGGTTTTCAAATCATCCTGATGGCGAAGCCTATCGCGCTCGCTGACGATTTCGGCCAGTTTCTCATCCTGACGGTCGATTTCCCGCTGCATGTTCAACTGGGCTTCGGACAGTTGGCGATAGGCTTCGGACAGGTTGGTCTTGTTGTTTTGCATCCATGTGACGAGTGCGACGATGATGGCGCAGATGCCGGTGATGAACGCTACGGTGACTTCAGTGCTCATATGGCACTATTCTAGCCGATGACCGCAATTGCTTCGGCTAGGCTCTCCACTCCCTGCACTGCCATCCTCCGGTCACACCGGAGTATCTGGCTTCGGTGTCGCCCAGCATGATGATGTGCCCGTCCGGGCGGACGAAATTGCACCAGTCGCCGTTGGTGGCAGCTACGGCACCATAGTCGAAGGCCGTGTTGTTATTACCGTAGGGCCTCCATCCGACTGGAATGGTTTCCTTCGCCACGGCATGATTCTGCTGGCCAGAACCCTGATAATGCTCGCTGCCGGATACGATGACCGTATCCCATTCGCGGAAAAGCCACCACACAGCACTGTATGGCGCTCTAAAAGACAAAGTGTCCCTTATCTTGGCCCACTTGCCGCTTGGAGTTCTGACATAATCGCAATTATCGGCCACATTATGCAACAGCGTGCCTTCAGGCACATGGGTCAGGGCGTCACGCTGCGCGGAAGTCTGCACTCGCAGCATGTCACCCTTCAACGCGGCACCAATATACGTCTGCGTGATGACCACACCGCCAGCAGCAGTATTCGACACGCCAGCCGGAAGCAACACCTGCGCCAAAGCCAAAGCGCCAGCCGGAACACTAGGCGCAACAGGCGTCGCCGCAGCAGTACCCTTCACCACGCCGAACATCGGAACGTCCGAACCGTCGGACATTGGCGAACGCGACTCGTTCTGCTTCACATACACCACGTCGATACGCGAATTCGCGGACGGTGCCGCGGACAATGCCACGTTCGCATTGCCATCGTTCTGCAACAACAGCGCGCCGTAACGGTTCAACACCGCATTGAACGGGTGAACCGTCACGCTCATGGAATTACTGTTGCCCGTCACAAGATTGTCCTGCGAACGGTCAAGAATGCCAGCGATGGGCATCATCGTCGTATTGTCGCAGACGAAAAGCCCGCTCATATCGCGGCGCGCATCCAAGAACGACGCCTTGCCGGACACTGCGAACAGACTATTCCTCAAAGCCATTATCAATCTTTCCTTCCAACGCTTTCAAACGTTCCTCAAGCCGGTCGATACGGTCATGGGCGAGATGGGCCTCATGCACGGCCCACACGCCCAGCATCGGATAGTTGATGCCGCACGGCTCATAATCGTCATTATACTCGACGAACTGCCCCAAACCGTTATCGTCCAGTTCTTCGGCAATCATGCCCAAGTGGACCGTCGCACTGTCCCCGTTCAGATTTACGTCATCAATGTAACGGTAGAGCACCCAATCCACGGCACGCATCTGCTCCAACGTGATTTCCGGCATAATGAAATCCTGCTTCACCTTGCGGCTGGACTGGGCGGTGCCCAGCGTGCCATCGGACAACGCCCATACGGCACGCCATGAGCCGGTCGAAAACATGTTGTTGAACGCGTTGGTCGTATTCGTGCCGCCACGTCCCGGAGGCAATACGCCCCAATTCCAAGCATTGCACTTCTGGTCGATGGTCGCACGGTCATACGAGTTACGGTTGATGGATGCGGCAACGGTCTGGTCGATGTTTTCGCTGATATCCAACACTCGTTGAATCGCCTGAGTCAACTGCGAGCCGGATGGCTTTTCCAATTCGCGCAGGCGTCGGCCATACTCGTTCAACGTGGACACGAGCTTGTTCGTCGCCTGAGCCGGATTCTTCACGTCAAGAACGTTTTCCTCCGCATCATCGTCGGCCAATGGCATGCCGTCCGCCTGCTCGCCTTGATGCACTACGATTTCCATTATTCCACCGTAACTTTCACACCATCGAACACGTCTCCCAACGTGAACGTAATCCAATTCGAGCTTTCATCGGCTTTGATGCCGGTGATGCGCCGCGTATGCGCGCCATCCGTATAATACCAGTCGCCCTTCGTCGCGAACCTGATATAGTCGCCGACCGTATAGTTGGCGAGCGTCTGATTCACGGAATGCAAGTATCCGCGATGCACTTTCGCCTCGGTGGACGATACGGGTTGCCAGTAGACGGCGGCGGCCTCGTTTGCATACGCCTGCAAGGTGTTTTGCAGTTTCACGGTCGAATGGCTGGAATCCACGCTCTCCCAGATTGGCGCTCCGGCCTTGTCAAGAATGTCCGTATAGGCGGATACGACGAGCGTCTTATCATCCGACTTGCCGGACGTGAACCATTGCAGCGAGGCGAGCTTGTCGCCGTCATCCGTTGCGGATAGGGATGCGATGCCCGGCTGCATGGCTGACGCGCTGAAATAGTGGGTCTCGCCACCCAATAGTGGGTGGCCGGTCTTCATATGCCACTCGTAGCCCAATCCGTCAGCCGTGCGCGTGGGGAAGAATCCGATATCGCAGCCGTTCTGATAGTTCGTGATGTTCGTCAACACTTCGCCAACATAGTTGAGATCTACGGCTTGATAGTTCGCTTCGGACTTGCCAACCTCCGCCGTCTCCAACACGACGGGCACGTGGCTATGCGGCCAGCTCATGGCCTGTTCGACGAGATTGCGTGCGACCGTGTTCCATGTGACGTTCTTGTATGACGTGTCGTATTGCGGGTCAGGCGAACCGTCAGACTTGATGAGGCTTTTCCCTTTCGCTTTCGCCGGAAGAATCGTCCTATGGTCAAAATACGTCCACATGCCCGACGCGACCAGCGTGAGAATACCGGAGTCGGCGTCATATTCGCGGCGCATGAGCACGCCGCCGACCATAAGCCCATCATCCTCAGCGACCATGACGGTTTTGCCAATGGCCGCAGTGTTCCTCAAATCCAACAATCGCGCATCGTTCGCAATATACTGAACGCGCGTATCGTCGGACGAAGCATAGATGGGCACTTTGACGGTCAACGCGTCCGTGTCGTTCAGTTTCATCTCCCATTCCGCCGACGTGTGCGGCAACGGGATGATGCGACGCCCGGTCAGCAAATCCGCGAGATAGATTTTCACCGCCAAGCCTCCTTCCATTCGACCGTCATCGATGGTGTGCCCGACTGCACGCCCAACGGGGTGAACTGTATCGTCGCGTCGCCATAGGGGCGGAACCAGTTCTCTTCGGTGAGGAACATGCTCAAATCCGACTGGTTTTGGAACAGGACGCGCTCATCGTCGAAGTCGAACACCATCGTCTCGTCTGGATTGATTTGACGCCGGAATTCGACCGCTTCACCGGTTTCGATGCAGTGGATGCGCACGCCTTCCGACAATCCGCCACGGATTTTCACGACAAGATGCGTCGGCGCGAAACCGCTTCCCGTGATGGCGACTCGTCCCGGATTGCCAACCTCGCCTTCCGACAACGGGTCAAGCAGCGGGTCAGTAATGCCCTTACCATCGGTAGGCACGCCAACGGTCTGCGAGCGCAACGGCCCATACAGGTATGGGGATGGGGCGAGCAGGCCTATCTGGAATGCGGCCTTACCGCGATACCGGTATTCATCCACGGTCATGGAGCGGAGTTCCGCATCACAGGACAATGCGACACCATTGCCCTTCTGCACGGTGACGGTGACCAAACGTCGGGCCATGCCGCGGAGACGGCGCATCATCTCATCCGTATCTTCTACCGTGCTCGTCGCATAGTAGCCGTTGACGGTGATGGTGCGCCCATCATAGTATGTGGTGCCGGGAATCGCGTTGCCGTCAGCCCTAGCCCAAGAATCCTGTTCGGTCTTGGCTGACGGCAAATCGTCGAAACCGCTCATGGACACCAACGTGAACTCGTGTCCGGCATCGCCGTAAAGCGTGATGTCACCAACGGTGACGGTTATCGTGCTCAAGGTCTGACACTTCCAATCATCTCATTGTTCAAAGCGTATCCGAATCGGCGGGCCACCAGTTCCACGTCGCTCAACGGGCTTGCCACCACATTGTCGATGTGGACGCCGCCAGCATACCGCTGGTCGTCTGCCGACACCATTCCAGTATAGTCTTTCAGCTGCGGTGCCGACACCATGCCAAGATTGGCGGCGTCAATCTGGTCGAAATCCAAAGAACCGAGCACATCATCGACCTGACCGCGTACGAACGAGCCTTGAGCGCCGATGGCCTTGCCGAAGTCTCGCATAAGATGCTCGCCCGACACAGACGTGTAGCCGGAACCGGAGAACGGGCCGACCTTCGCTGGAGAGAACGGGAAGAAGTCTCGAACCTTCTGCAACGCGCCCTTCACCGCGCTTTTCACTCTTTCGACCGCGCCGAGAATGCCTTCCTTGAAACCGTTCATCAACGCCGCGCCCGAATTAATCAGCCACGAACCGGCTCCTGCGAACATGCCGATGATTCGGCCCGGAATGTCGCTGATATAGCTGAGAATCCTACCGCCCAATCCGGCGAACGCGCGTGCGATGTTCGCGATAATCGCGGGAATCGCGTTCACGACGGCCATGAAAATGCTTGGGAAGTTCGCTGCAATACTGGTCACCACGCTGACGAAGGCGTTCAGTAATGTTGGCAGACTGTTGACGATGCCGGTCACCAAGCCGCCGATGATGGCGGGCAGCTGGTTGATGATGGCGACGGCGATGCCCGGCAGTGCGGCGGCCAATGAGGTTATCACGCTGGTGATGGCGGACATCAATGCAGGAATCAGCGTAGGCAATGCTGTGGCGATGCTCTGTCCGATGGACGGGAGCGCGGCCACTACGGTAGCACCCAACGTTTGGATGCCAGAAGCCAAGGATGCGCCGAAGCCGCTGATAAAACCGGCGATTGCCCCGCTATTGTCTCCGATTGCGGAGAACGCGACCTGAATGCCTGCTATCAGCGCTTGACCGAGCGAAGTCATGAGCGACGGAATCTGCCCGGCCATCGTAGCGAACAGCGTGCCGAACGTTTCCAGCATCGGCTGGCCGTACGTGCTGATGAAGGCGGGCAACTGTGCGAACATGCTGGAGAACGCCTGCGTGATTTGCGGCAGGATTGCGGTCAACGCCGGTCCGAGCGTCTGCCCCACGCTCACGAGCGCGTTGGCGATGCCGGGAAGCGCCGTGGTGACGCTGGAAACCATCTGCGGGAGGGCTGCGGCGAACGCGCTCGCCATGGCGGGCAGTTTCGTCTGCACGCCTTCCAGCGCATTGTCAAGACTCGACTGCCATTCCTCGAATTTGCCAGCCATCTGGCTCGGGTCGAGTTTGAACAATGTCTGGAATCCGGCGGTCAGGCCGGCGAAAATGGCACCTGTCACACCCAACCGGGATGCGATGTCGCCAATCTTGCCGATTGCCGCACCGCAGCCTCTCACCGCAGCGCCGAAGCCCTTCAACGCGCCGGAAGACACTTTCAACGCGGCGGAGCCGATGGCGGAGAAGGCGACCTTTCCTGCGGACGCCAGCGGGGCGAACCGTCCGATAAGACGGGTTACGGCTCCACCCAGCGTGGCGGACAATCCGGCACCGACCGTCTTCGCCGCGGATGTCAACGGGGTGAACGGATTCTGTCCCTTGAATGAGCCGAAAATCTTTTCTGGAATGCCACGGAATGGAATCGACAACGTGGACGCCGCTTCCGAACCGAACGATTTGAGTCCGCCCTTGACGGAGGAGAGTCCATTGCTTACCGCCGACCCGAGTTGGGACATGTTGGCGCTGATGCCTGTCGTGTCCAGCATTTCACTGAACGCGGTTTTGAACTCAGCAGCCTTGCCCTTAACGTTCTCGACCATGGTGAGCACGCCGGATTCGATATCGGCTCGAAGGACTTCCATCTTCGTCTTGGCCGCTGCTGACGCACTGGAGAAGATTTCGGTGAAAATCTCCTTGACCGGTGCCCACTGCTGCGCAGTGTTCGCCGCATAGTTGGACAATCCGGCCTTCAGATTGCCGAACGTCTGCATGATGCTGTCGGAAGCGGACACCGCCGAGCCGACCAATGGGAGGAACACGTTCGGAATGTCGAAGCCGGTAAGCTCCTTGAATTCGCGGCCAACCTGCACGAGCTTGTCACAGTAGATGTCGGCGCTTTGTCCGGCAGTGTCCAGCGAATGGTAGATGTCCGAATCCACTACGATGGTGTCGGCGGCGGCGCGAATGTCACGGAACGCTTGGATGAGGGTTGGAGCCTTCTTCCGTGCGGCGGCGTCCACTTCGGTGCTGAGGGTCTCGAAAGCGTTGAGGAACGTTTCGGGAAGCGCGTCAACGTCGGAACCCATGGCGTTCAAGCCGTTTTGGAGAAGCTTCACATTGTCGGACACGTTGCCGACGCCGTTCCACAGGTTCACTGCGGCCTGTTCGACGAGGCCGAAGCCTTCCGCACCCTTCTGTCCGAAGCTGAACGCGCATGAACCCAAGTCTTCGAACGCGACATTGAATTTGCCGAGCGCGTTCTGCACTTTCGTCGATTCGGACAATGTTTTCGACATCGCGTCGGCCATGGATGCGAGCTTGTCGATTGCCGCGGACGATGCGGACACCGCCGCGCCGAACACGCTGGTGAAGCTGGAGCCGAGTTTGATGAGCGTGTTCTTCACGCCGACCAGTGCGGTACCGATGAACGGGATGCGGGATGCGAACCGGTCGTTCGTGGCGACCATGAGGGAGAGCACGGTGGTGCCAATGACGCCTACCGTGTTCAGAATGTCACCCAAGGAGGTGAGTAGGTTGGCGTTCTGCGAGTTCAGGCTGATAAGATTCGTCAACGGTGCGAGGAACTGTTCGACCTGCTGCGCGTTGAACGCCTTGTTGACTGCCGGGGCAAGCTGGTTGATGAACGTTGCGGCCAAAGTGGATGCAGCGTTCGACAATGGCACGAATCCTGCGAGCATTTCGCCGAACGTGTCAACCATGCCCGAATTGGAAATGGCGGTCAGCATCTTACCGATGTTCGCGGACAATGCGGCGGCCGCTTCCGCAGACCTTACGCCTACCGTGTTCTTGATACTATTCCATGCGCGGTCAGCCGTGACGGGCATGGTGGAGAACTGCTTTTCGATGGCGGCGGCGTTTTCCAGTACAGTATCGTACAGGTCTTGGCCGCTGATTTTGCCTTCCTTGCCCAACTGTTTCAGTTCGCCTACGGAAACGTTGAGATGCTTGGCGAGCATTCGTGCGATTTGCGGCGCGTTCTCCATGATGGAGTTCAACTCGTCGCCGTTGACGATGCCCTTGCCCAAAGCTTGGGTAATCTGACGCATGGCGCTGGACGCTTCCTGAGTGGATGCGCCAGTGCTGACCATGTTCATGTCGAGCAGTTTGGTGAATTTCGCCGCATCAGCGTAGTTGGTTACGACTTCCGGCGCGAGCGTGCGCAGTCGTGCGGCGGACTGGATGAAATCGTCCGTGGTGACGCCGACCTTGTTCGCATATTCCAGCGACGCTTCAAGAGAATCCTTATAGTCTCCAGAGGTGCCTACCGCGTTTTTCAGCATGGCGGTGGTCTGACCCCACTGGTTGCCCATTTCGACGATGTTGGACGTGACGCCCTTGACGGCCTTGCCGACCGACATGACTGCGGCGATTGCGGCGGCGGCGTTCAGATACTTGTTGAGGTCGAGGTTTGCGAAACTGTTTCCGAAGGCGTTGGCCGAACGCTGCCCGCCAGCGGTGAAGGAGGCGAACACGCTGTTAAGCGCGCCTTTCACGCCTCCTTGCAGGTTAAGGTTCTTGTTGAACGAGCCGGAGAACAGTTTCGACATGCCCAAGCCGTGCGACGTGAAGAGGCGGCTTGTGCCTGACGCCAGTTTGGGCTGGATGGCGGGGGTGAGCACCGCGCCCTTGCTTGCCTTGACAAGTGCGGACTGCAAGCCTTCCAACGATGGGAGTACCTGTATCCATGCGGTCGCAATGCTGCCCTTTGCCATCTATTGTTCCTTTCGATGAAGACCCAACGCCTTGTTGATGTCTTCTGTGTTCATCGAATCGAGTTCGTAATCATCCTCCTTCTTCTTCTGGTTTTCCGGCAACACGCTTTTCGGTTTCACTCCCTTGCCGGAGTAGGGGGCTAGCGCCGACTGTTGGATGATATCGAGCAGTCGTGCGGTCGCGCCGAAAGTGCCTATGAGTTTCGCCCGTTCCAATATGGTGTATTGGCGTGGGCTACCGTATTGGCTTGCGAAGTCGGCCAAGATTTGGCTGTCCCACTTGTCGGGGTTTATCGCATAGGTCAGTCTTTCGACTGTGATTCCGTAATCGTCGGCAATTTTCCCGACAAGTACTCCCATGCGTCGATGATGTCATCGTCGAACGCGTTCATGAGCTGTTCGTACTTGGTTTCGGTCAGGATGCCTTGCATGAGCTTGTCGATGAGCCACATGGTTTCCATGCCGTCTTCCACGCCTTCCGAGTGGATGGCCTGCTGGAATTTGCGGTTGCGGAGGAGTTTCGCGTAGGCGTCGGCCCATCCGTCGTTGAAGTCTTCGATGGTGATGGTTGGCTTGCGTTTTGCCATTGGGTTTCCTTTCGTTGTCTGTCTATATAAGAATACCCCACATGCCGGTCAATATGGCGCGGTCATGTGGGGCATGTTTTCCAATGTAGCTGTCACGGCGTGACAAGCGACATGGAGTCGAACATAATGGGCACTCTACTATCAACTGAGGTCACGACAACCTGAGCCGTCACCGGCGAACCGTCTGACCTGAACGACGCAGAGAACGCCTCCCACTGTTCCCTCTGCTGCGAACTCGGCGAGGTGCTGAACAGGACCGAGTGCGTGTTGATGTCTTTTGCTTCAACACGGGCAGTTCGAGGAGGTGTCCAGCCGCTATACATGTAGAACGACAACTTAAAGTCTTGGTTCGGCGGAATGACGAACGTGCCTGACGATGCACTAGTCGGGTACGTGCCACCGACTTCAAGGCATTTTTCGCCACCAAACGCACTTGTGTGAGCAAAAACGCATTCGGCAGGCGTCCACACCGCGTCCGCATCTTCGAAACTGCCGTTCGGGATTAGGTTGTCTATAAACTCTCCGAAATTATAGGCGGCACTGGAGGTCAGAACGCTCTTATAGCGCACTGCGCTCCAAACGTTGTCGCCGCCGCTCGTGCCGTCAACAGTGGATTTCAGAACCTTCAGGTCGAACGCCGTGCCTTTCGGCAGGGCGAGAACGCCGGTGTACACGCCATCCTCACCCTTCGTCATCTTCACGCCGGAAGACCGCTGCCAAGGCCCGGACTGTCCCCAGTCGCCCACAATCCACATGGCACCGCCTTCAGCCACCGTCCTGTCAGTGACGGTGACCGTAAGGCGTTGATTCGGAGAGCTTACGCTTTTGGGATGGTGATGTACTGGGTCTGTGCGGGCTGGGTGGCGGTCGGATAGGCGTTGATGGTGAACTCGAAGTTCACGAGCGCGGTATGCACGTGGCTGATATCGCCGGTGATGAGGAACGTCGCATCCGACATCACGTTACGACGCTTGCGGCCACCCTTCAGCATTTCGTCGATGACGATGACATGATGTTCAAGGTCTCCGGCCTGCTCCCTGACGGTGATGGTGCCATCCGCCGACGAGGATGCGGCTTTTACCGTCACGTTGGAGGAGCCGTAGGCGACCTTGAGCAGGTCTTCGTTCAACGCTTCGATGCACGTGCCGGTCCACGTCTTGGAGAACGTCGGGTCGGCCTGTGCGACGGTATCGCCGCCCGCGGCCACGATGTCATCGCCTGCGGTGAGGGATGCTGGTTCGGTCAGACCGTCTTCGGACAGGTAGCCGAGGCCGACGAATGCCGCGTCCAGTTCGGTGGTCGCGTCGGTTGGGATGGCGGTGCCCAGTGGGGCGACCCAAATATAGCCGGACTTGTTTGCACTCGCGCCCGGCTTCGAGAATGTCACGTTTGCGGAAGACTGCTTCGCGCCCATGTCAATTCCTTTCGTAGTTTAACGTTTCAAATATGGTGGATGGGCGGCGTCGCCGCCGCCCATGGATGGTGTCACTCGGTGGTGTGGGTGATGGCGTAGAACTTGCTGGTACCACCGATGAAGCCCCAGCCGATTGCGACTTCGGTGCGGAGCATCACCTTGTTGACGGCACCCAAGTCGCCTTCGGCGGAATTGTCCGGGTTGCCAGAGTCGAACACTTCGATGCCGGACAGCGGGATTGCGCCCCACACGAAACGGTTGGCGAAGTCGCCGATGACCGCATCAAGCACCTTCTTGGTCAACTGGCCGGAGCCGGTGGCCGCGGCGGTATCGGACACGGTGTTGGAGGCTGCGAGGGTGACGCCGCCGAGGTTGACCATGTTGCCGATGAGCGGAACGTCGGCCGCATACTGGGTGGGCGTGCCGATGGTGGTGAGGCCGTCGCCGATTGCAGCCAAGTAGGAGGAGGTGGTGACGCCCTGAGCTGACGCGTCGCCCTGTGCGGCGACCTGTCGCACGGCCTGCTTGAACGCGGTTGCCGCTTCCGCTCCGGTGCCCGGAGTGTAGTTGATGTCGCCCGCATGTTCGAGCACGTATCCGTTGGTGCGTGCGACGGTGGATGCGGCCTTGGTGGCCGGATTCACGCCGAAGATGGGGGCGAAGTCGAGGGCGCGGCTGATAGCACGGTTCACGTAAGTGCGGTACTGGTCGAGAACACCGGCCTGATACGGCTGTGCGAGGATGCTCTGAAGCATGGTCTGCGGAGAGCCGGCTCGGAAGGTGGCATCGGTCGGATTGTATGCGCCGTCAACGCCGAACAGTTGGAGGAACTTCTTCGGGAAACGGTAGGAGATGTAGAAGGTGATGGGGTTGATGGTCACGACGCCATTGGTCGCATCATTGGAACTCTTCTTCTTTTCGGCTTCGGTCTCGTCGGTGGCTCCTTCGCCGAAGATGCCCATCTCGCCGGAGAAGTCGATGGTCTGCATCTGCGTGCCGATGAGGTCGATTGGGGTGCTGTTGGAAATCTTGGCGATGGCTCCGGCTGCGGGCTGGTTGGAAATCAGCTTGCGGTCTACGAAGCCCGGCTTCAGTTCGATTGTCGCTAGGGACATGACTGCCTTTCGTGGTAGGGGAATGGTGTCGGCCTTCTGCGTTGCGGCCCCGACTCGGCCTCTACCACGATTGTTTCCGGCTGTGTGCGCCTCAACCCCACGGTCACCCAGTGGGTATGCCCATGCATTATTTAACGACTGTGCTGGGCGGTTCAAGTCCGTACATTTTTGGGGAGACGGTCGGTTGGCATGATAACGAAGCTTCGAATGTCTGCCGACCGTCTCCAAGACATAGCATAACACCCCGTCTGACTTTCGTCAAGCGGGGTGCTGTGCAAACCAGAATCACAAGAGAGGAGCTGCACATTGCTGCGCAACAGTTATTATTCTACCACCTTCTCGTCGCAGTTCGCGTTCGGCGTGTCGCGGGACTCGCGATATGGTCAGACTTGGCGCGGTTGCACTGCATGTGCGCGGGCACCAGATTGTCCATCCTGTCGCTTCCGCCAGCGGCGCGCGGTATCACATGGTCGGCGGTGAACGCCAGCGGATGCGCCGTGTTGCGACCCCAGTAGAACGGTTCGCCGCAATAATAGCAGGGCGCTCCCGTACGCTTGGTGCGTTCGCGGAGGATGGTGCGGTTGCGATGGTAGAGTCCAGTATCCTTGCCCATTTCAGGCAATCACCTCCCTGACCTTGCGTTCCTTCGGACGGTTGACGCCACGATACCATGCGGCGATGCTGACGCCCTTCAAGCCAGCCGTGGTTTCGGTCTTGCGTATCGGCGCAAACTTCCACTGGTCGTCCGAACCGGATTTGAGCTTCTGCGCGTTCTGCACTTCGGCGGTCAACTGCGGATTGTTCGTATGCTTGAACCGTCCCTCGTTCAACAGGTCGAGGAAGCCCTGCTGCGAGGCTAGGAATTCGGTGCCGGTCAATTGGATGACGTTCAGGCCACGGGGCAGCATGTCCCTTATCGGATTGTTCAATCCGCCAGCATCCAAGATGAGCGTGGTCTTGCGCGGGCGCGTCTTCAACTCGTCCACGACCCACTGCCATGATTCGGTTGTGGGACGTTCGTCCACGATTTCGCCGATGATGTACGCCCACTTGTCGTAATGCTGCGAGCCGACCGTCACCTCTTCGGTGCTGGCGGCGACGCTGAGGGCGAGCGTGCTGGTTGCCGGGTCGAAGGTGAGCGCGTAGACGAGCGTATCGCGGTCATGCTGGAGGTCGGAGTATGCGCTGTCCCACAGGTCCATGGGGATTGCTGGCGGAATGCTATCAGCCCACCATAGGCCCAAGTCTTGGATACGGAAGTCTATAAGCCCGTCCGCGCCGCCCTGTTTGGCTATCGCCACGTCGGTGAGGAACGCTTCGCGTGGAATCACGTCGGGGTAGAGCGGGTTGGTGAGCGCCCATAACTGTTCGTCTTCGATGTCAGCCGTCTCGTCATCGATGCCGTAGCGTACCGAGTACGCCATGTCATCCTCTTCGGAATTGTCGAGGAACACGTTGAACGTGTCTCCGATGGACGAAGGGAGGAACGGGGTGCCCGTGTAGATTATCATGGCCATGCGGCGCGTCTTCAACGTCTTGGAAATCATCGCCTCGTATTCAGAGCGGAGTTCCTGCGCCTCATCAAAGATGACCAAATCGAACGTTCCACCCATTCCAGCGGAAGCGCTCTTGCGGGAGCGGAAGCGGACGAACGCGCCGTTCCTCAACTGTAGGCGCTCGCGGCCCATGGTGGTGCTGAAGTGCGTGACTTCGGCTTTCAGTTCGGGATTCGAATCGATGGCGTCTTTCAAATCCTCCATGATTTTGTTGGCGGCTATCTGCTCGTGCGCGGTGACGAGCACGTTCAGTCCGAGCACGAACAGGTAGTAGAGGATTGGGGCGGTGAGGATTTTCGTCTTGCCGTTCTGACGCGGCATGTTCAATGCGACACGCTTGTACTTCCACGTGCCGTCCTTCTTGCGTTGGAAGGCGTTGTTCAGGAATTCGACTTGGAACGGGAGGATTGCGTTTCCACGACCCCAGTTCACGTATTCCGCGGCCATGATTGCCACGTCGGATGTGGGGCGGACGTTCGCCCTCCAATTTGGATTCTTCACCAGCATGTCATACCACCTGATATTTCTTGAGGATGTCGGCGTCTGCGCCCTTGCCGTAGGCGTCGCCGATGGATGCGATGTCCTGCGCGGTCTGCGGGAACGTCAGCTCGTAGTCCAATGTGATGCCCAATGGTTCGAATACCGCGTTCAAATCCTGTTTGATGATGTAGATGCGGCTGACGAAGCTTTCACGGTTGGACACCAATGATTGGGTTGTCGCTCCGAGCGTGTCGAGAATCTGCGCGTCCTGCGGCGGGAGTCCGGTTTCCATCTGGAAGCTCAATGCCGTGTTTTGCAGGAGGGTTTTGAGCTGTCCGTTGTCCCATTGGCTGAGCCTTTTGACTTCTGGTCGAACGATGGTGTCGTGGTCGTCGTTGGCGTCGAATTTCGTCCAGTTGGATGGATTCTTGTTCGGGTCGGCTTTGATTACCACGTCGGGGGATGTGCCTACCACGACTGGCTCTGGCAGCATGAGGTGTTCGAGGTTTTGGGAGATGAGGCCTTCGATGACCATTGCGCGCTGCGCCAATAACACGGCTTGGTCGGTGACGGGCGCGTGGCTGAGAGTGAGACAGCGGAGGTTTTCGTTGATCTCCTTGGCGTTTTCGTCATAGCAGCGACCGTCCAAGCCTACTGCGGAGACTTTTTCCAATGGCAGGTCTGCCGTGGGGAGGTAGTCGGCGCTGAGCGGGTCTCCGTCCTGCATGAGGAAGTAGGAGTTGACGCCGCCTACGGCTTTGGAGAGGATGCGGGTGAAGCTGCGTTTGCCGACCGCGCTGAAGTTGCTGACGCGCACGCGCATGGCGTATGCGTTCTTGACGAGTTCAATCCATGGGAATGAGATTGCCTGTTCGTCCACGATGGTGAGTGTCATGAGCGTTTCGCTTCCTTCGCTATGAGTTTCTGCAATGTGGTTTTCGGAGCTTTGGCGGCGGTTGTCCGGCTTTTGTGCGAATCGACTTTCACCGCTTCGTCGAAGTTCTTGGTCATGGTCATGAGCAGCTGCATGAAGCTGACGTAGTTTCGTTGCGCGTTCGCGGCCATGCTCATGTTGTAGTCGCGGTCATCGTCGTCGGTTTCGGCTTTCCGCGCGTACTCTTCCATGTCGGAGTAGGCTTTGTCGATGAGTCCGTTGACCTGTTCCATGCGGCTTGAGAGGGCTTCTTCAGTCTTCCCTGCCATAAATCCTCCTTAACTGTTCTGCCATTTGGCGTCGTTGTTCTCGATACCATCGTACCATTTCGGCTTTCAGGATGGTGCGTCGCGTCGGGCTTTCATGGTATTGCGGGTCCGTGTTGTTGATGGTTGGGGTCATCATGTGAGGCTGTTCCTTACGTAGATTTTGCAGTCGCATCCGGCGTGTCTTACCCAGACGCCGTAATGGTTCGCATCATAAGGGTGCCAGATGCCGCACCGTTCAAGGCACCATGCGCATGTTTCGCCTACCGATTCGCGTACGACTTCCGTTGTCGAGTCGATGGCGAACAGGTTGGCGGTCGCCTCCTGCATGGGCTGTACGGCCAGTTCGCGCTTGTATTTCGCAAGGAAGTCCCTGACTGTTTTTTCGGAACGCTGCTGGCTTAGGAGCCATCCGATTTTCTTGCCGAAACTGTCGGAGTCGAGTCGTTCCAATCCTAGTCCTGCGGATTTTTCGGCGACCTGCTTCCAGATGTCGCCCAAGACTTTGCCGGCCATGTGCTTGTCTCCGCTGCTGGCTGCTGCTTGAGCTTGGCGTACCTGTTCGTCGGTGATGATGTCTTTGGCTGTCGGTGAGAGGATTTCCATGAGGTCTTCCACCGACTCCCGTGTGGTTTTCAACTCAGATACTCCATCTGGTAGTTGTAGACGGTGGATGTGCGTCCGTCTTTGGTCGGCTGCGCGTCGGTGGTGTTGAGCAGTGGCGCGCCCATGATGTCCCAGAGGCTTTGATTGTACCAGTCGGTCAATGCGTCGCCGATTTCGGCGCTGAGCGTGTTGTCGGTTTCGCCTGTGAGGTCGCGTGTGACCACGGTGATTGCCACGTCCAAGTGTCGGATGTATGGGGTGATGTCTGAGGCGTTTTGGCGGGTGACGATGATGAGCGGATACTGGCTGGGGTTTTTCACGGTCGGATACTTGTCGTATACGCGCATGTTGAGCCGTTGGGACAGTCCGTTGATGATGTCTTCGACGATTTCATTGTCTTTGCTCACAGTCCGAATCCTTTCAGCGTGTCGCCGGAATGCGGCGTCCTGTGGTATTTGATTTCCGTTCCGGCTCGATGCGTTCCGTTGAATGTGCTGAGCGTGCGGTATGTGGTCATGGTCGGTGGCTTGTCCCTGTATGAGTCCATTCGCAGTTGCGGCATGATTTGAGCGGCGACGCGGCGGGACTCCTGTTGGAATCCTGCCGACTGCATGACGATGTTGGTTGCCGCGTTCGGTGCTGCGACCATGATTTTAGCGCCTTTGAGTCTTGCCATTAGTATTGCACCTGCTTCGCGTTGAAACTCCATTTGAACGGGTTGAACATGACCCTGTTTTCTGGGTCGATGGGCGGTTTGATGGAGGTGACGCGGTAGGGGTTTCCGTGGTATTCGAGTTCGCCGCCGACGATTTCCGGTGGTGTGTCAGGGGTGGTGACGTGGATGGTGAGCGAGTCCACTTCGGTCATGTTGTCGTAGGTGCCGGTGTCTTCGCTTGTGGTGTTCGCGGTCACGAGTACGGTGAGCGTGTATTCGTTTTCGCCGGTGGTGACGGTGATTTCGTGTGTTTTGAGTCCGTAGTGCATTAGAGTTGGAACCTTGCTATGGTGGCTCGTCCGACGCCCAGCTGTTTGAGCTGGTTGCTGGTGAAGAACACGTCGTCCGTGTTGCCTCGCCATTCGCCGGTGAAACTGTAGCCGCCAGCCGTTTGGGTGAACGTTTTGAACGCGCTTAGGTCGGTGTCGCTGTCGGACATGGATTCCTTGCGGCTCACGTCCTGTGCGACGCTGACGCCGATGATGTCTGCGACCATTTGGCGGGTGAGCGGGTCTTCTTCGACCTGCTTGTCCAAGTCGTCGCCTTGGTTGCGGTACATCATGCGGAGCACGTTGGAGGCGGCTCCGCGTTTGCGCTCCTCATAGTCCACGAGGTCTACGGGCACTTTGTGACGTAGGTACGCTTCGGTGTCTTCGACGGTGGCGAGCGGCTTCAGTTCGTCGGTCAATTCTTTTCCTTCCAATCATGCCCCAGTTGCAGGATGCGTTCGGCAAAACGTTTTACCAGCTTGTCCTTCTCGTTTTCATTCAACTCCTGTGGTGATGGTCACCACCACGTCATCTTCGGTGATTGAGAGCGTCGCCGGAACGGTTTCGTCGCGCATCATCATGCCGAGAATTCGGATATCACGCATGCGCGGCTCCCATCCAGTCAGGCGTCTTGGTGGCCGGTTCGACGGTCACTGGGGTGACGCGCGTGCGGCTGTTGATGCTAGCGGCGAGCTGCTTTTCGAACTCGTCGAGTCGTGTTTCGTCTTCCGGCAGGAGTTCGGCGCTCAGCCCGTACTGTTCGGCGATGGCGTTGCGTTTCGCCTGCAACAGTCCGAGGCTGATACCCTTGTCTCGGGCCTCCTTGACTCGCGCCTCGGTCTCTTCGGCTAGCTTTCGTGCGTCTTCGGCTGCTTTCTGGGCTGCTTCGAGCTTTTCGCGTTCCTTGGCGAGCTTTCGGCTGATGATGGCGTCGAGTTGGGCTTGGGTGATTGTCGGCTCCTGCTGTGTCGTGGCCGCTGGGCTTCCAGTCGTGCCTTCAGAGCCTCCCATTCCGGTACCGGTCGCATTCGGGTCTGTTCCTTCCACTAGTCGGATTCGCTGATTGCCGTATCGTTTGAAGTTCATACCAGTCTTTCCAATCTTAACCGCATCGTGAGTTCCACGATGTCCGTAGCAGCATTATACGCCCTGCGCAGGTCCATTCGCGCTTTCAGCGTTTTCGGATTGTCGTAATCGTCGGGCAGTTCGGAGAGTTGCCGTCCGAGTGATTCCTGAATGGCGCGGGCTTGGTTTTCAATCGTTTGGATGGATGCAGTCAAGCTTTATGTCCTTCTTGTAGGTCGCTACGAGGCAGTCGTGCTCGTAGCCGCCTTCGTCAACGGTCTGTATCGTCGTGTAATGCACTGGCGTGTTCGCATAGTCGGAATACCATGCGAATACGAGCATGGCGGTCAGTGTGATGGCGATGATTCCGTAGGCGATGGTGGTGTACAGGTCGCGCATTCGTGCTCCTTTCCTAGGGTTCGTCCGATGATGGCGCAGGCCAGTGCGGCGCTGCGCGTGGTTCTTATTCTAATCCGGTGGCCGAACATGATGCGCCCGTTTTTGGTCACATGGAGTCCGGCCAGTGTGCGCCCGCATTTCGGGCATTCGTAGACGCATGACAGTCCGCGTCCGTCGGGGCGGATTGTCACATCCGCCACGAATCTTGCGCCGGTGTCGCAGAGTCGCCCTATCGGGTTTC